CAAGCAAATAGAGGTTTTCAAATAGTAAATTCAGCAAGTAATAATTTTGAAAGTGGATTAACAATTACAACTTATGGAGTTAAATAATGGCAGGTAGCTTAATAAAAATAGCAGAAACAACAGTTAGTTCAGCAGTATCATCAGTAACACTTACTGGGATTGATAGCACTTATGATGTGTATGTATTGCAATATAATCAAGTAGCAGGGAACACAGGTGCTAATGGTAGGTTAAGATTTACTGAAAGTGGAACTGCTAACTCAACTGCAAATTATGATGAAGCAGATAAAACAATGAGGAGTGCCTCTGCTTTTGGACAACACACTGCAACTAATTCAACAAGTTTTACTGCAGATTGGAATGTCAATGCAGGAACAGAGGGTGGAACACAAAACATACACTACATTTTCAATGCAAACAATAGTTCTGAATACACTTTTATTACTAATGAGCAAACAGGTTTGGGTGTTTCAACCAATGGCTTAATGTCATTTACAGGTGGTGGTGTATTTACTGTAACTTCAACAGTTGATGGCATAAATTACTTTATGGAAAGTGGAAGTGTTGATAGTGGAACTTTTAGATTGTTTGGCTTGAAAAAATAGAATATGGTTTAAAGAAATAAGTATAAGAAATATATGATAGGATAAAATTATGGCAACTAAACAAGAACTACAGGCACAAGCAGACCAAGAAATTGAGGACGCTAAACCTTTATATAAACAAATAAATTCAGAAAAAATTGAATTTAGTGATGATGATTATGCACAAGCAAAAATAGACTTGGGTAATTCAAAATGGAACGACCAACAATTCGGTTATATTCAAGCTAGACAAGAAGCCTATGGCGATTTGGGGTCTCAGCTTGATATGATGTATTGGGACAAAGTCAATAACACAACAACTTGGCAAGACCACATAGCACAAGTTAAATCTGATAATCCGAAACCTAGCTAATGCAAAGAAGAAGATTTCGTAAAGAACAACACGAATGGACTTACGAAGTTACTTACAATGGGAAGGTAAAGAGATATGAAACTTGATGTAGTAAGAACTCAATTTGGCAAAGACGCTACTAATGGAATGCTATTTATTGACGGTATCTTTGAGTGCTACACACTAGAAGATGAAGTGAGAGACTTAAAAGAATACTCTGAAACTGCAATTCCACTAGGAGAATATGAAATAAAATTTAGAACTGTTGGTGGATTTCACACTAAATATACTGCTAGATATGGTGCAAGTTTTCATAAAGGTATGCTTGAACTACAGAATGTACCTAACTTCCAATACATTTTAATTCATACAGGCAACACAGACGAGCATACGGCAGGTTGTTTGCTAGTTGGAGAGACACAACAAGACCTAGATAAAGGCAAAGACGGATTCATTGGTGGCTCAGGAGACGCTTATAAAAAGATGTACCCTAAAGTTAGAGACGCTTTAATTCGTGGAGAAAAAGTAACAATCAAATATTCTAATATTAATTTAGGCAAAGAGATTACTAACAAACAAAGCCCTGATATGATTAGCCCTTCAATGCTCAAAGAAGATATATCTGAGATTAAGGGAATGATGAGACAACTTATTGCTAAACTAGAAGGCAGAAACATAACCTAGCCAAAGGACAACTTGATATTAAGATGTCATATTTGCAACCAACCCACAAAACTTTTTAAAGTTGGATATAAGTGTGTCTATAAAAATTGCAAACTATATGGTAAGGTATTACTTGGCAACCCATTAATTAAGGAAGAAGAATAGTGAAAAATAAAGAATATTGGAAATTTATTATAACTAAAGCGTTCCGTACAGGGTTGCAATCAGCAATATCTTTGTACTTAGCACAATCTTCAGGAATCATAGACGCAAACCTTATAGAGTTAATCGGTGTTGCTTTTATGAGTTCTGCATTAAGTGTTATTCAAAACGGCTTAGAACAATATAAACCAAAGCAGACATTCGATAATAAATAAAAGGTGCTTAGTCTAAAGAAGATACTTTGTATTGCTTCTGTGTGCCTAATTGCAGTTCCAATACCTGCATTAGCAGTTGATACAACAGTAGATGAGCCATTTGATGAGAATGGTTTTACACAATCAACAATAAGCGTTACAAATTGGTCTTTGAATAACGATACAAATACAAACTATGAAATAGGGAATACTTGGGCAGGTCAATATGGCACAACAGGTTATTCTATTAATTACAATATGTATAGTGTTAGCAATCGTATGCTACAAATTACTTTTTCTGAATCTGACATTACTGAAATAGGTTTCAAAGTTGGTGCAGTTAATTATGAATGGCACTATAACATATTCATTAAAGACGCTGACGGTAATTCTTCTAATCCTGATTGGGTAACACATTTAATTACAGGTGATTATCAAGACTTTGATGAGTCTTATGACGCACCTGAAGGCTACACAATTTGGCGAATCGAGATGAACTTTAGTGATTATGTATTGATTGATGACTTATACTATGTTTATGATGACGGAACTACTGCGACAACTACAACATCTTCTACTACAACTTCTTCCACTACAACTACTTCATCTACTACAACGACATCTAGTACGACAACAACTACAACAACAACAGTTCCACCGACTACAACCACAACTCTTAGTCAGGAAGATATTGAACGCAATAATAACCAAGCAGAAACAGGTATTTATGAAACTAATGCAGAGAGAAAAGCTCGTGAACAAGCTGAATATGAAGCACAGCAAGAGAGAATTAGACAAAGAGAAGAAGCTGAGCGTAGAGAAGCTGAGAGAAAAGCTGAAGAAGAACGCATTGAAAAAGAAAAGCAATCTAATTATGAAGAAACAGGCTACTTTGAAACAGACTCAGAGCGAGAAGCTAGAGAATTAGCAGAGTGGGAAGCTGAACAAAAAGCAATACAAGAAGAAAAAGATAGAAACTTTGCTGAGACAGGATATTATGAGCTTGATTCTGAGAGAGAAGAACGAGAGCAAAGAGAATATGAAGAAGAACTTGCAAGGATTGAAGCTGAAAAAGAAGCAGAGATACAAGAACAATTAGAAGAATCTATTGATTTAGAAGAATTAGATTTAGAAGAAGAAGAAGTCCAAGAGCTTATTGACACCATTCAAGAGATTGAAGAACAAAACCTTGAAGAAGTATATGCAATAGAAGAAGAAATAATAGAAATAGAAATTCTTGACTTAGAAGATATTATTATTGTCATTGAAAAAGATGAAGAAGTAACTATACCAATAAAGGAAATTTTTGAAGAAGATGAGTTGGACAAAGAGATACTTGGAGATGACACCGAGACAACGCAAGAGATTCAAGAAGAAGATGAACTCTTTGAAGAAGAAGTAGAATTAACAGAAGAAGAAATACAGGAAGAAGTAAAAGAAGTTGAAGAAAAGATTCAAGCTATACAAGAGACTAATATTGAAGAAATTCAAACAGAACAAGTTGTGGAAATACTTGAAGAAGTTAATGACGCAGGATTGGAAAACCTTGACGAAGTTAGCGAAGATGTACTTAAAGTTGTAAGTAAAGTAGTAGAAAAATCAATTCAAAAAGCTGACGACCTGACAGAAGAACAACAAGAAGTCGTAGCTGAAGTTCTTGGCTTTACAGAAACAGAAGATGTAAAAGTAATTGCTGAAGCAGTAAAGACAGATAAGACAGTTGCAAAAGCAGTAGTAGAATTTGTTGATAGAGCAGTTGAAAACGCTGATGTAGAAAACTACACACTAGCTGACGCACAAACAGAAATTGCTTTTGAATCTTTAGTAGCAGGAGACTTTAGTGTTATTATAGATTTAGATTTAGACGCAATAGATTTAACAAACATATCAAATGATATGACACAAGATACTAAGGAAAAGGCTCAAGAAGTTTTAGTACCAACAGTAATTGTAAATATTATATCGTTTGTAAGGAGATTTAATTGATAAAGAAATTGTGGTCTTGGTTTATAGAAGCCATAAAAGAAACACTTAACCTTGCGTGGACTCTCTCAGGTCTTGCGATTGCGACATTGACTTTGACAGGTAAATCGCAGGTAATAACTTTTTACGCAACAATAATTACATTGGCAATATGGTTAATTACAATAAGTTTTAGAAAATAATGATAAAAAAAATAAGAGATAACATAGGTTTAGTTGCTACGGCTATTGCTTTAATGGGGTCTATTGGTGCAGGTTTATCTACTGCTACTGAAATTGTAGAAACTCTAAAAGGTATTGATAACAGAATGAATCAAGTTGAAGTAGATTTTGAGATGTTAAAAGAGAGTACATTTGTACAAGGCGACATTGCTGTACTATTTGAAAAAGTGCAGAAATTAGAAATGACTAATGACACTAATCAATATGTTCAAATTGAAAAATGGGAATGGGACGAAATCAAAAAACAAATTACTCGTCTAGAAACACAACTTATAGACCAAGACCAAGACTTAAATGTAGTTAGAGAAATACAAACTAGGCTTGTTTGGATAGAAGCAAACTGTTGTAAATAATGTGTATGGTAACCAAAAAAGATGACGGCTCTTTTGTGCAGATATGTAACTGCAAACACGGAAGCACTAATTGTAAGGAGAACTAATGGCAGATAATGGAATGACTAACAAAGAAATGTTATTGCTTGTCTTAGAAGGACAAGATAAGATAAATTCTCGCATTGATGAACTACACGAGAAGGTAAATACAAAGATATCTAGGTCAGAATTATTAGCTACTGCAACCTTTATTGTTTTACTTATTGGTGCAATTATCCAATATTCTATGTAAATTAGCCATTTAGAGCCGTTTTAAGACATAGTTTAATCATTTAATACAAAAGACCCTAGAAGCTATTGCTAGTATCTAAGGCCTTTTATTTATTTATAAATCACAAATTAACAATTTATGATTTATAATACTTATTGTGAATAAAGTAAAAGGAACAAGTTGTATGTTCTGTGGGAAACATCTTACCATAATTCGTGGTGCATTGTTTTGCAACGACATAAATTGTTTAAATTTTAAAATAATTAAAACAAAACTTGAAGATATAAAAACTTAATAAAGGAGTTATATGCCTTCACTAATAATTGAAGGTGTGATTGCGTGTCTATTAACTATGCCACCAACGGCAAGTGATATGGACACTTACTTAAATTGCAGGGAACAATATGAAAAAGTACAAGTTGTACAACAATGGATTCCTGTATTGCAAACACACTTTAAAGAAGAAGATGTCTTACAAGCTAGTCTTATGATTTATTGTGAATCATCAGGCAGACCAACGGCAACTAATACAAATACAAATATGACTAAGGACATAGGATTATTTGCATTTAACGACTCGACTTGGACTTGGTTGCAAGACAAACTTAAATTCACAGGCAGTAGAAAAGACCCAATCCTAAATATCAAGATAGCTTCTTGGCTATTTTATAATGACGGCAGGGGTAAGCATTGGTACAGTAGCAAACATTGTTGGGACTATGATTTTTGATACAGTATTAATTGATGACTTAGAACAGGAGTTGAATGATAAAGAAATACAATTTTACAGAGCAAGACAAGATAGGGAAGCTCGGAGAGAAACTAATACTTAAACACTACAACTCAATTACAGATGAGAGTGGTAATAAGTTTCACGCAAGAGCTACAAGAATAGATGAACAATTACTAGGTGCTGACCTAATGGTGTTTAATCAAAGCCTTAAAACTAATTACATAGAAGTTAAAACAGATACTCAAATAGAAGAAACTAATAATGTTGCTTTGGAATATATGATTGAACAAGAGAATGGAGATTTGCAGATTGGTTGTCAGATGAAAACCTTTGCAGACTTTATGATGTATTGGAGTTACCCAACTAATTATGTTAGATATTGGAATCCTACAAAGCTACAACCATACCTTGTTACTTGGATAAGAGATAGTAAATACAAATCTGTAAAAGTAATTAATGAGAATCAACAGGGAGAGAAGTGGTTTGCTCATTGTTTGCTTGTACCGACTTATGAATTTGATAAACTAAAACAAGTAAATAGTTTTCTTATAAGTATGAATGTACTTGAAGGAGTTTTAAATGAGCAAGATTGAGTGGAGAGAAGATGAAACCTTCTCAGAGTACAAGATGAGAAAACACGAAGGTATGCAAGGTATGGGTCAAAAGACAGTTAAGAAAAAAGAAGGTTGGTCTGACAATCAAAAGCGTGGGCTAACTAATAAGAACAAAGGTCGAAGAAAACAAAACCTAGCAAGGAAGAAACTAAGAATACCTGACACAAAGTTTAGAAGCCAAATGGGTAATGAAGAATCTTGGCAAGGAGAAGTCAGAGTAGAAGTCAAAGCAGGTAAGCAAGTACAAACCTTATGGACTAAATATCAAAAAGCCAAAGAACAATCTGACGCTAACACAAGGATTGGAGATACAAGACCATTTATGTTTGTTGCTATGCCTGACGGAACTTCTAATGGATTAGTTGTAGTAGAGCTTGATAAGTTAGATGAAGTAGTTTTTGCTTTACTTGAAACTTGGGAACAATAAAAAAAACCCACCTACCTTAGTAGGTGGG